GAAGTGGGCCGACGAGGCGCTGGCCTACAACAGTCTCGTGATCGCCTGGCCGGAACTCTCCAGGCTTGCCCTTTCCGCCCGAGTGCGGCAACCTCAGACCCAATCGGACCTCTTTTCATGATGGACGCTGACCTATGGCCGTGAGCAATCGAGAACGTGTCGGCAAGGGGCTGGACCTGCTCGCGGCAGGGCTGCGGCCGTTCGTCGAGCGCGAACTGAAATCCCACTTGGGCGATACTTGGCAGAACGCCTTGCCGGAGACCGGCAACCGCGGAGCGCGGGGCAAATCGCAGGCCGCGAACCTGGACGATCCGGCGACCTTGCTCGGCGTCCTCTGGGACCAGTGGAACGCCGTCTTCCGCGACGTGCTCGGCCCGGCCGAGCGGAGCATCGTGAGCGAGTTGCGCGGCGTGCGCAACCAGTGGGCACACAACGAGCAGTTCAGCAGCAACGACGCCATCCGCGCGCTGGATTCGATGGAGCGCCTGCTCAACGCCGTCTCCGCCGCCGACGCGGCCGGGGAGGTCGGCCACATGCGCATGGACCTGATGCGCACGATGTTCGACGAGCAGCGGCGATCCGAGATGCGCAAGAGGTCTGCCCAGCCGACCGAAGGCAAGCCGCAGGGCGGCTTGAAGCCGTGGCGCGAGGTCGTCACGCCGCACCCGGACGTGGCCAGCGGCCGGTATCAGCAGGCCGAGTTTGCCGCCGACCTGTGGCAGGTGTACCAGGGCGAGGGTTCGGACGAGTACAAGCACCCGACGGAGTTCTTCCGCCGGACGTTCATCACCGAGGGTCTGCGCCGCCTGCTCTCGCAGGCGGTGCTGCGGCTATCGGGAAAGGGCGGCGATCCGGTCGTCGAGCTTCAGACCAACTTCGGCGGTGGCAAGACCCACTCGATGCTGGCGCTGTACCACCTGTTCTCCGGTGCATCGCCGGCGGATTTGCCCGGCGCAGAGGAACTGGTCAAGGCGGTCGAAGTGCCCCTGCCCAAGAACGTCCGCCGCGCCGTGTTCGTCGGCACGCAGATCTCACCCGGAAAGCCGCACAAGAAGCCCGACGGTACGACGGTCCGCACGCTGTGGGGCGAGATTGCCTGGCAACTCGGCGGCAAGGAGGGCTACAAGCTCGTCAAAGAGGACGACGAGCGGGCGACGAATCCCGGCGCCACGATGACCGAATTGTTCAACAAGTACGGCCCGTGCCTGATCCTGATCGACGAATGGGTCGCGTATGCCCGGCAGCTTCACGGCACAGCCGATCTGCCCGCGGGCACGTTCGACACGCAGTTCACCTTCGCCCAGGCGCTCAGCGAAGCGGCGAAGGCAGCGAAGAACACGCTGCTCGTCGTGAGCATCCCCGCGTCGGAGAGCCCGCACCAGCGGGCCGACCGTGCCGTCACTGACATCGAAGTCGGCGGCGAGCGCGGACGCGAGGCGCTGGCCCGGCTCAAGAACGCTGTAGGGCGTGTCGAAGCATCATGGCGGCCGGCCAGCCCGGACGAGGGCTTTGAGATCGTAAGGCGACGGCTCTTCCAACCACTCTCCGGCGATCAGTTCGTCGCCCGCGACGCCGTGGCTCGCGCTTTCGTCGATTGGTACGGCACCCAGCAGCAGGAGTTTCCGACCGAGTGTCGCGAAGCCGACTACGAGCGCCGCATCAAGATGGCGTACCCGATTCACCCGGAGATGTTCGACCGGCTCTACAACGACTGGTCCACGCTCGACAAGTTCCAGCGCACGCGCGGCGTGCTGCGCCTCATGGCGACGGTGATCCACTCGCTCTGGGAGCGGCAGGACAGCAACCTGCTCATCATGCCCGGCAACGTGCCCGTCGATGACCCGATCGTGCAGTTTGAGCTGACGCGATACCTGGAAGATCAATGGATTCCGGTGATCGAGAAGGACGTGGATGGGGCGAACTCGCTGCCGCTCGCGCTTGACCGTGATAACCCGAATCTCGGCCGCTACTCGGCGACGCGCCGCGTGGCCCGGACCATCTACATGGGTTCCGCCCCGACGATGAGGGCAGCACACCGCGGAATCGACGAGCGACAGATCAAGCTCGGCTGCGCGCAGCCCGGTGAATCGGTCGCCACGTTCGGCGACGCGCTGCGGCGACTCACGGACAGCGCCACGTACTTGTACGTGGACGGCAAGCGCTATTGGTACTCGACGCAGCCGACCGTGGCGCGATTGGCCGACGACCGCGCCGGCCAGTTGAGCGACGACCAGGTGAGCGATGAGATCGTCAAACGACTGCGGGAACAGGCGCGGACGCGGGCGGACTTCTCGAAGGTCCATGCCTGCGTGCCGAGCAGCGACATTCCCGATGAGCGCGAGGCCCGCCTCGTGATCCTCGGGTCGGACTACCCGCACACGAACAAGAACGGCATCAGCGCGGCCCGGAAGGAAGCCGCGGCCATTCTCGATTCGCGTGGATCATCGCCGCGTAACTACAAGAACACGCTCGTTTTTCTCGCCGCGGACATCAACCGGCTGCGCGAACTGGAGCAGGCGGTTCGCCAATATCTCGCCTGGTCGTCCATCTGGGACGAGCGCGTGCCGCTCAACCTCGACCAGTTCCAGACACGCCAGGCCGAGACGAAGCGCAAGGGCGCCGATGAGGCGGTCGATTTGCGGATTACCGAGGCGTATCAGTGGCTTCTCGTTCCCAGCCAGGCCGACCCGAAGGGCGAGCCGTCGTGGACTGAACTGAAGCTACAGGGACAGGAGAGCCTTGCCGGCAGGGCCGCGAAGAAGCTGAAGAACGAGGAGGCGCTGCTCGTGCAGATGGGAGCCGTGCGCCTGCGGACCGAACTCGATCGTGTGCCGCTCTGGAGCGGAAACCACGTCGGTGTGAAGCAGCTGGCCGAGTACATGGCCCGCTACCTCTACCTGCCCCGGCTTCGCGACGAGAACGTGCTGTTCGCCGCCATCCAGGAGGGCGTGGCCAGCCTGATGTGGCAGAGCGAGACGTTCGCCTATGCGGAGGGCTGGGATGAGCAGAAGAAGCGCTACCAGGGCCTTCGCGCCGCAACGACGATCCGCGTCATCGCTGACGATCGAAGCGTGTTGGTCAAGCCGGATATCGCCGCCGCCCAGCTCGCCGCCGAGCAGCGGGCGTCTGCCGCCGGACCGACAGTAGCAGGGCCTGCTCCCGGCGCTCCCGTCCCCGCTGGCCCGCCCAACCCGGACGGGTTCGACCCGACTCCGGTTTCCTCCGGCGGTACACCGGGCGTGGCGGTGCCCGCCGCACCCGCCCTCCGCCGCTTTCACGGCTCGGTGAAGGTGGACCCGCTCCGCCTTGGCCGTGACGCGGCCCGGATTGCTGAGGAAGTGGTTCAGCACCTGACCGGCGTCGTCGGCGCGGACGTGGAGATCACGCTCGAAGTCAGCGCACGGTTGCCCGAGGGCGCATCAGATAAGACGGTTCGAGACGTGACGGAAAACTGCCGGACGCTGCGGTTCACCGACTTCGGTTTCGAGGAGGAGTAGTACCTGTGCTCCTGAAGACGCTGACCATCGAGAACTACCGCGGCATCGCGAAGCTCGCACTTGAACTTGATCGCACTACCGTCTTGATCGGCGAGAACAACACCGGCAAGTCCAGCATTCTGGAGGCGCTCCACACATGCATGAACCGGGGCCTCAGCCGCCGGGCTACACCGTTTTCTGAGTACGACTTCCACCTCCCATCCGCAGAGGCGGAGCCCACCGATGCAAACCCGCTCGTACTCACCCTCACGTTCGAGGAGTCCAAGAAGGATGAGTGGCCTGATGAAATTGTCCAGGCGTTCGACAAGGCCGTCCAGACCTTGGACGATGACCGGCAGCGTCTCACCTTTCGAGTGACCTCAAAGTACGACAAGGCCACGAGGGACTTCGCAGTGGACTGGTGTTTCCTCGACAAGGATGGCAACGTCCTCCCGACCGCCAAGCAGCCCAAGCTCGTAACCGACCTGCAACAGCTCGCGCCCGTCTTCCTCCTGCCTTCGGACCGCACGGCGTCACAGCACTTCCATGCCAAGTCTTCGCTGTGGAGCCCGTTCACCCGAAACCCGGAGATCAGCGAGGAAATGCAGGCAGAAATCGAGGAGCAGATCGAACAAGTCAATCAAGCTGTTCTCGACAGTCACAAGCCTTTCGAGGCTGTAAAAGATCGAATGGCTCAGACCGGGAAGCTCATGCCCCTCGCGGAGAAGGACTTGGTTAGTGTCGAGGCCGTGCCTACCCGGATCTTCGACATGCTCAGCCGGACTCAAGTGAAGCTTGGCTGCCGCACTGGCGCCCGCCTTCCGATCAGTCAGCATGGGGCCGGCACGCAGAGCCTTTCTGTACTGTTTCTTTTTGAGGCATTCCTCCAGTCCCGCCTCGCAAACACCCACGACAAGCACTCCGAGCCGATTTTGGCGCTTGAGGAACCCGAATCCCATCTCCACCCGTCTGCCATACGGGCGCTGTGGTCTACCTTGGACCGGCTCGCAGGCCAGAAGGTGATTACAACCCATTCTGGCGATCTCCTCGGTGCGGTTCCGCTACCGTCAGTGCGACGGCTCGCTCGCAGAAACGGCCAAGTCGAAGTCTTCCGGCTAGCGGACACCACACTTGACCACAAAGAGAAGCTCAAGGTCGCGTATCACGTTCGAGCGAAGCGCGGCGCGCTCCTTTTTGCCCGATGCTGGTTGCTTGTCGAAGGCGAGACCGAGTTCTCCATACTACCGGAGTTCGCCCGCCTTCTCGGCTACGATTTTGATCTTGACGGCGTCTCTTGCGTCGAGTTCGCCCAATGCGGCCTCAAGCCACTCATCAAGACCGCGAAGGACCTAGGGATCGAGTGGCACCTACTGGCGGACGGTGACCAGTCGGGAAAGGCCTACGCCAAGACCGCCGACAGTTTGCGCGGCAGTGATGCGTCCGCGGAGCGGGTTTCCGCCCTTCCGGAGCCGGACCTCGAACATTGCCTATGGCACGGCGGCTACAGCCCCGTCTACGAGAGCGCGGTGGACGCCAATCACAAGTCGATGGTCAAGTCCTCTCCATGTGACCCTCAATACCCGACCGAGACCATCAAGGCAGCGATCGCCTCCACCTCGAAGCCGTATCTCGGGTTCGCTGTTCTCACTGAGGCGGCCAAGTCCGGATCGCCCGGTATTCCAGCCAAACTCCAGTTGGCCATAGAAACCGCCCTCAAGTTGGCACGGAGGTCAGTGTGACGATCGACTTGACCACTCTGAACGACAGCCAACGCGAAGCCGTGCTCTGGCAGGACGGCCCACTGCTGGTGCTGGCCGGCCCCGGGTCAGGCAAGACTAGGGTGCTCACCTTCAGGGTGGCGCGGTTGATCGACGAATCTCCGGACTCTCGCTTCCGCGTCCTTGCCGTCACCTTCACAAACAAGGCCGCATCAGAGATGCGAAACCGAATCGACGCCTTCGTCTCTAACGGTCGTGAACGGGCAACGGTCACGACCTTCCACTCGTTTGCTGCGGAGATTCTCCGCCAGCACGGGAGCCACGTCGGTCTGAAACCCGATTTCGGCATACTGTCGGAACAAGCCGACCGAGAGGCAGTGTTGGCCGATGCTATCAAGGCTGTTCCACGCGACTACGATGACTTTGAGCCCAAAGCGGCGCAACTGCTCCCCGCGATATCCCGGATGCAGGATGAGTGCGTGCTTCCCGAAGAGGCCGCTGCCTGGCTCGGAAACCAGCCCCACGCGCATGAGCTCGCGGCGATCTACGCGGAGTACCGCTCGCGTCTGATCAAGGCAAACCAGATGGACTTCGGCTCACTTCTTGCCCTTGCCGTGGACCTCTTGGAGAAGAAGCCCGGCATCGTCAAGCAGATCCGCCGGGTCTACTCGTACGTTTGCGTCGATGAGTACCAGGACACCAACCTCGCCCAGTTCCGGCTCCTCGTGCAACTCGTTCCTGAGAAGAACCCCAGTCTCTTCGTGGTTGCGGATGACGACCAGGTCATCTATCAGTGGAATGGCGCTAGCCCTGCACGCTTGCAGGAGCTCCGCGATCGCTTCAACATGCAGGTTCTTCAGCTTCCCGAGAACTTCCGTTGCCCGCCCGAGGTCATCGCTCTGGCCAACAACCTGATCAGTCACAACTCAGACCGTGCCGCCGACAAGAAGCCGCTCACTGCCCACAAGACCGGCGGCGGGGCGTCACGAGTCACGGTCAAGCGCTTCGCTGACTTCGACGCGGAACGGCTTTGGCTCGCCAAGCGCCTGGCCGAGCTTCCTAGCGCTGACCGCCCGCGATCGGCGATCCTCGCGCGCCGTAAGAAGCTCCTCGAAGATACGGTCCAAACCCTCACCGCCAGATCGATTCCAGCCTACATCGCGATTCGGAAGAACGAGTTTCAGTCCGCGCCCTACCGCTGGCTCCATGCGACGCTTCGCCTCGCGAACGCCCCTCAAGACCGTGAGCAGCTTCGCCGAATGTCAAGGGCTTTCTTCCAACTCGAGGGCATCAACATCGACGTCGAAGACGTGGTCGCGCGGGCGGCGGTCGCCCAAGCCGGATACCTGCGAGCCTGGCTTGAACACGCCGCTGCACGCAGCGGCACTGATCCTGGTACGAAGAACATGCTCGCGGCCGCGACATCCGTCCTACTTGATCGCCTCGAATATTGGACATTCGTGAAGCAGGCTCACGAGTGGTTCGCCGCCGTGAAGTCACGCTCCCAACCCACATCCGAATCCGCGTTCGACGAGTTCGACGACGAACGGGAAATCTGGGACGCGCTGATTACCGAGATCGCCAGTCACTACACCTTGACGGACTTAAGCCTGCACAACTTTCTCCAAGAGCTCGACCTCCGTGCCAAGGAGAAGCCACCACCAAAGGACGCCATCCGATGCCTCACCATCGCCGCATCCAAGGGGATGGAGTTCAAGCACGTTTTCCTCATTGGGCTCGTGGAAGACGAACTCCCTGGCTACTACGCCAGGAAGAAGGGCGACACGAGTGACGACATGCGAGAGGAGCGCCGCAACTGTTTTGTCGCGATCACGCGAGCGGAGGAGACCCTAACGCTCACGTATGCCGCTCATTACTATGGGTATTCAAAAAGTCCGTCTCGGTTCCTTCGCGAGATGCAACTCATCCAACAGTGAGTGATGTCTCTTGCTTCCCGGTTCCAACCCTCATCCCCAACGTCCCACGAGCAGACATCAGGCGATCAAGCCGCACCAACCGGTTGTCTTGACCCGCTGGCCGTGCACCCCGCCGGCATCCATGAACAGGTGATGAATCCGAAACGGTGTCGGTCCATGCACTCTGCGGTGAAGTGACTCGCGGGCAGCGGCCAAGTCCGTCAAGATCGATGAAGGATGGAGCGTGCCAGGGGCATCCATGCACAAAGCGACGTGCTGGCTTCGGACGTTGGTCTCAACATTCCCGATTGCCGCCGGAACGTTGCCGTCAAGCACGTATCCGAGCATGCTGCCGTGACGAACAGCCCGTGCATATTGGCCGCTGACGAATCGCAGCATCCCATGCACCACGTACTCCGATCCACCCGGCCGGCGCTGTCCATTCCGTACGACGTTCAAGCGCTTGCATTCAAGGCAGAGATACACCGCCTCGCTGGGAGCGCCGGGGAGTCCGGTCGGGAGAAACGCGATATCCAGGCGACCAAGTTCGAGCCCTGGCGCCGGGTCCAACTCAACCATTTGAATCTGAACGTAAAACGGCAGTTCACGAACAGCGCGGTTCTCGCGCAAGGCGCGACACAGTATCTCCGTAATGGCGTCCTCCCGGTCATCAGCGAACGGTCGCGGCAACACCTGCCACGTGTCCACGATGAGCCGGAGTATCTCGGGGAGCATCCGTTCAAGCAGTTCAATCCATGCGGCCGGAGAGCCAGTCACACTCATGCAGTCGCTCCCGGCGCCTGCATGAGAATCGAGCCGGCGATTTCGTCAGCGTCGTTCAATGCGGCGGTCTCCGTCCAATAGCGCCGCTCCAACGGCTTGACTACGAAGAGTCGATTACCGTCGAATACTTTGACGCCTCGCGCCAACTCGAATGTGTTGAGCTTCAAGGAGGCTGCCTCCCGCAACCCATCCAACGCCGCGAGCAAATCACCATTCCCGTTCACAGGCGCTCCGGACTTTGCACGATCAACCTTCTCCAGTACCACCAAGCCAACGCCAACTGCCTCAGAGACGATTGGGGCGCCAACGACTCGCGACTGGCTGCCTCGTGCCCAGCCATTTAGTGTTCCGCACAGCCGCTTGGTGTACTGCACCCGCTCATCTGGCTTGCTTGGCTCGATTGCAGGCACCGAGCGCCGTTTCGGTCCCGGTCGAAAACTCGGTATGGACAGCCGCACCGTATCTTCGATCAGCACGCGCTCTACGGGAAGCACATCGAAGTACTCGTACACGAGCGGTTCGATGGCTGCCTGCGTCGTCTCAATAACTGATTCCCGATCCGACAGGGGCTTCTGCGCGTCCCGCATGGCGGTCTGAACGAGCCGAGCGACTTCATCCACGACTTTCTTCGCGCGGCTGGGATCACACGTCGCATCCGGCGTGACGAACGGCAACCGCAGAAGCTCCTCCACATGAACCTTCTGCCGACTCACGCCCCAGTTCGACGAGGTGTGGAACAGGAAGTACTGTGCCAGGGACGACCGCAGATATGCCGCGAGGAAGATGAGCAGCTTGCGGTCGGCAGCAGAACCTGTGATTCCACGCAGCGCGTGTTGGAAGGAAACGGCGAAATCCGCAAATGCAATACTCCTGAATCCGTGAGCGACAAGCACATGCGGTGCCTGGAACACCTCGACCGTCTTGTTGGACCGACCCCGGACTTTCACCCTCTTCGCCCGTTTGGTGCAGTCATCCTGAAGCAGAAAGAGCTGCAACAGAGGCGAGGTCGCCTTGATGAATAGGTCCGAGGGCAGATCCAGCATCACTGCCTCATCCGGATCATCATTCGGCCCAAAGGGTTGAAATCCCTCAGCAATCAGCCACGGCTTGCGGCCACCGTTCTCGCGAGACTGACGGACTCGATCCCGTAGCCGCGGCAGTGCGACCAAACGGTCGAGAAGCCTTCGATCCCGCGATGTAGCCCATGACATGCGCTTCCAAATCTGGGGCGCGTCTTCGCCTTCGAGGTCACGGAGAATGTCCTCAAGTCTGATCGACACTCGATCCTGTTCTGCAACCGTGATGATCTCCGCCTTCTTGACCTTCCAATCCGTCTTCGGCACCCAGTAGTCGGCCGTGTGGCCACGAGCCGGTTTCTGCCTCCGGTAGCTCAGTATGAGCGCGGGATGACGCGCTTCGCGGAATAGGAACGACTGATAGTCCGTCAGATTGAGCACGCGATCGAGCGCGTGTTGCCGAACGAGGGCCTTCTGAAACGTGATCGCAGGGCCGCTATGGTTGAATAATACCCCGTGCGGAAGCACCAAGCAGATTCGCCCGGCATCGGACACATGCACCGCGGCCTTCCACACAAAGGCCGCCGCAATCTGCTTGTCGGGGACGACCAACTGTCGTCGGTCGCACCACTCCTTCGCGGGGGAGTCTTCGACGGCCTTGCTTCCCCAAGGCGGATTGCCGATAGCGAGATCGACATCGGTTGGATACGGCGCGCCTTCCCGAAAAAAGTCCCCGCACCAAATCGTACCCGTGTTGGCATCCGAACTCGGCTGATCTGCATAGGCAACAAGTCGCGGCAGGAAGCCCGGTTCCTTCGCTTGCAACTCCTGAATGTCTCGTGGTGCCAACTGGTCTAGGTACGCCAGATACAGGCTGAATGCCGTGATACGGCACGCCGTCCGACTGACATCGACCCCGAAGATGCTCGATCGAAGCAGTTCCTTCAACTCGCGTGCCCGGCGATCATTGCGTGCTGACGGATTCGCGCGCCTCCATTCCTCGGCCATTCGGTTGAACAAGCCGACAAGGAAAATTCCCGATCCGCACGCAGGGTCAAGGCAGCGTAGACCGAGCACCGAGGCACGGTCGGCCAGCGCGACATCGAGCACAAGTTCAGCCAGGAATCGCGGCGTGTAGAACGCTCCAGCTTCCTTGTCAGTCTCCTTCAGGAACCTCTCATAGATAGCACTGATTGTCTCGATGGGAATGACGCCGAAGTCGTAGGGCCAAAAGGCTCCCTGACCACTCTTCACATCCGTAGCGCGGAAGAACTCCTCGACGACATCAAGGTGTCCCACCGTCACGACGGCTGCTTCGTTATCGAGGTTGTCGCTGAACAGATCGCCATTGAAGTCCCGCGCGAGCTGCGCGAACAACTTGTACAACGCAGCCTTTGCTTCCGAACGTGGTTTGATCCCCAGCACATCACGCAGGTGAGGCAGTTCGGGAAGACCCACGCCTTTTAGGTATCCACTTCCGATGACTTCACGGTCAAACAGATAGCAGGTGAACACGAGCCGGCACAGGAACGCGTCCAGGATGTCCGAACTGGCCCTGCGGCTCCCTACCGCGGCGAGCTTGTCCCGCGTCGCTTGAAGATTGTCGAGCAGCGCTCGATCTACGCGTTCTGCTGGATTGAAGGACTTTGAGTGCCGGCGAAAGAACTCGCCTGATTTAACTGACGGCAGGAACTCGCGAAGCGCTGACGACGCCCGCTGGATTCTCTCCACGAGGCTTGGAAGGCCCGTCAAATCGGCCTGCCGTGTCGGGCGGGAGAAGCCAGAATAGACCTGTACTTCGCTCGGCGAGATGAGCACCAGGATTGGCGCGCCGCCGTGATTCCAGAATCGGCGATGCAGGTCCAGCACATCGGTCGGCTGGATCTTCGCCATCTGCTTGAAGTAAGCGATGGGGGCGCCCTGATCGCATAGCACACCATCGAGTTCGAGCAGGCCGAAGGCGCGGCGTAGGACGTGGGCATGAGGGGCGACCATCGCCCGCTCCCGAAGATCATCCGCGCTCGCGAAGAAGCTGCCGGACCGATCGTCAGTGATCCCGAACTCGCTTCGCCATGCCGTATCGATCCGAGCGGTCACGCTGCACCGCCCTTTTTGCCGTTCGGCTTGCTGGGCTCGCCGGCCAGCTCGTAGGACCACTTCCCGCCATCATTCACGGCGCGGATCGAGTACCCGCGTTCCCGTAGCGCGGTAAGCGACCGCGAAATCGTCGGCTCGGACACGTTCAGAGCTGTGGCCAGCTTCGGGGTGGAATACTTGCCCTCGCGGATCAACCGGACGAGGGTCTGCAAGCGGTTCTCGATTTGCTCCGACCGCTTGTACACGTTCACGCTCCTGCGGGCTCGTTCATGAGCGCTATCTATCAGATCATGATAGCCTCGTCAACCGGGTGTTTCTCGTTGGCTGCCGGACCCCGCCTGTCGGCCCGTTCCCCCAGGAGACGAGGCCCTCCCCGCTCCAAGCCTCACCCTCTACCCCCCCCCCACGAGACGGTTCCCGGACCTCTGGCAAGGTCGATAGACGGCCCCGCCGTGGCGCGGGCTGAGTGCCCGTGACCTGTCGGTCCTTGCCCCTGGCTAGGCCAGTTTCACCGTTTCACGCCCTCCCTCGCTACGCCGCCGCGCCGAACCTCAGCCAGAACACCGCCCGCAGGGACTCCAGAATCAGCGTTCTCTCGCTCTCCGGGCGGTTGCGGTGGCGGGCATAGCGTGCCCCCGCTATTTGACGGTCGGTTGCAAAAGCCGCCGGCCCCACGGTTCACGATGAACGCCGCCGAGAGACCTCGGCGGCGTTGTCGCGTTCTGGGGGCGTTCCGCGAGGGTTTGCGGGGGGTGGCGCGGCCGGAGAGGTCTCGGCCCGGCGGGCGGCGATAACCGGAGGACATCGCCCGACGGGCGATCCGGGGCCGGATTGGCCCGAAGTCTCGGCGGGTCTCTCGGAGACCGGCGCCCGGGTGAAGAGGTTGTGTCTCGGCCTGAGCGCGCACCTTCCCCCTGATCGCTAACACGAAGCAAGCCCAACAGCGTTCGATGAACGCCAGCCTGCTCATACGGCGCGCGCTCTCGTCTCAGCTCGTACGATGTGGCAGAGAGGTACCGCATGGCGAAGCTGACCGGAATTCCAGAGGTGTGCTACACAGCTCTTCACCGAGTGCGGGAGACCGCGCTGATCGGCTTCGGAAGTCTCTTCACGCCGGAGCGGAAGATATGGACGGCACGGAACCTCCAGCGGCATCACGAGATGTTCGTCCAACGGTTTGACGAGGGTGAAGGCACCTTTCTCGACAAATACCGCCACCAGCTTGACGGCGGGGACGACGACACGATCCAGCTTGCGGCCGAGTTGGTGTATGTCCAGCAGATCTTCACCACGGTCACCGGACCGAAGAAGAAGATCGCGAATGTCCGCGAGATCCTGACCTGGTGCGATCGGGCCGTCGAGGTACCGGAGTGGGCGGTCGAGGGCGCCGCCGGACACGCAGGTGACCAGAGCTTCAATCAGCACCGTCCTTGGCATCTGGCGTGGATCAACGAGTACCTGCTCCACTGGCATGAACTCCCGGAGTCACGCAGGTCCCAGCTGCTCGGGAACCCATGGGAGTTCCGCGATGACGTCTTCGGGCACAAGACGTCCTTGCAGGCGTTTCAGCCCATGCGGGAGGCGTGGCTCTACATCGCCTTTCCAGATACGTTTGAGAACATCTCGTCGCGCAAGGACAAGAAGGCCATCCGTGCCGGCTTCGGCCATCTCCTCCCCAACGGCGCGACAGACAACATCGACCGCGACCTGTTGACGATTCGAGAGGCACTGGGCAAGGAGGCGGAGCCCGGCTTCCACTTCTACCGCAAGCCCTTCATCCAGCAATGGAAGGAGCCCAAGGACGCCAAGCCAAAGAAGCAGACGGGTGGCAACGCCCCCAAGGTCACGCCGGCCGGGCCGGGACTGTCCAGTGGTGACGCTCCAGCTGTCATGGCGTCGCTCGAAGATCTTGCCGCGTCGCTCATGCTGGAGCCGGCCGACACATTGTCGCGGTGGGCGGCCCTGCTCGTGGAAAAGGGCCAAATCATCCTTCAGGGCCCCCCCGGCACCGGCAAGACCTTCATCGCTCGCAAGATGGCGGAGTCGCTCGCGGGCACGCCAGACCGGGTGACGCTCGTGCAGTTCCACCCGTCCTATGCGTACGAGGACTTTGTCGAGGGCTTTCGGCCGAGCGGCCCGAATCACTTCGAGGTCAAGGACGGCCCCCTGAAGCGACTGACGGCGCGCGCCGCGGCCGAACCCGATGCCCGGTTTGTGCTGATCATCGACGAGATCAACCGAGGGAATATCGCGAAAGTGTTCGGCGAGCTGCTCTTCCTCCTCGAATACCGGGACGAGGCGATCACTCTCCAGTACTCCGAGGCTCCGTTCCGCCTGCCGCGAAACCTCCTCATCATCGGGACGATGAACACCGCCGACCGCTCAATCGCCCTGCTCGACATGGCGCTGCGTCGCAGGTTCCGCTTCATCGACCTCGTGCCCGGCGAACCGCCCATCGATGGATTGCTCAAGCGATTCCTCGAGGCGAACGCCCCCGACATGGTCTACCTCGCCGCAATGATAGATTCGGTGAACGAGATCGTGGGCGACAGGCACGCCGCCATTGGTCCGAGCCACTTCCTGACCGATGACCCGAGGGCGCTCACCGAGGAGTGGGCCAAGCAGATCTGGAACCACTCTGTTATCCCCGCGCTCGCCGACCGGTTCTTCGATAACCCGAGCGAGATGGGCCAGTTCCTCTACGACACGGTGAGAGACCAGGTCACATCAGACGATGTCTTGGCCGACCAAGCGGAGGCTGACGATGCGTCGGCTGACGCTGACTGAATACGCCACGACGGCAGGGGTGCTCCTCAGCGCCGATGAGCTGGCGATGCTCCGCCGGGCGCATCCCACGCTTCGGATCGAGCCGTCGGCTGGCATGCCGGGACGCTTCGATATCACACCGGATCAGCACATCGGCGTCGTTCAGCTCCCCTCGGTCGCCATCGAGATCCAGCCCAAGACACCGATGTCGTCGGTGATCTTCCTCGTCTCGTATGCGGCGGATCGGGTGAACTGGTCCCGAATGGAGACGGCGTGGCAAGACGACGCCACGCTAGTGGATCTGGTCGCGGCCGTCTTATGCCGCTGCATTGAGCGGGCGACGAGGAAAGGACTTCTCGCCGGTTACCGGTCGCACGAGGAATCGCTATCCGCGCCCCGCGGCCGGATTCGCTTTCCCGAACACCTGAGCCAACGGCTGGGACAAGCGCCACCCATCGAGGTCGAGCACGACCTCTTCACGACAGACATTGTCGAGAATCGGGTGCTGCTCAGCGCCCTCGCCTGCCTCCGCCGTCTCCCCTTGCGGTCGTCGAAGATCAAGCGGGAGATCGGGCGAGCCGCGAGACTGTTCGGGGGTGTCGAACTCTGTCACTACCCCAGGCACAGCGTCCCCGACCCCGCGATCACGCAGCTGAATCGGCACTACGCCCCAGCTCTGCGGATCGCCCACCTTGTTCTCCGATCGGCATCGGTCGATACCGGCGCCGGCATCCGACGCGCGGACGCGTTTCTCGTCGACATGAACGCCGTGTTCGAGATGTTCCTCCGCGTGGCGATGCGAGAGGCGCTCGGATGTTCGCTTTCGGAGTTCCCCGACAGGCCACCGCGTCTCCGTCTCGACGCCGCGGAGCGCATCCCTCTCAAGCCTGACCTGTGTCTGATTTCGAGTGGCTCGATGTTCTGGGTGGGCGACGCGAAGTACAAGCGGCTCAGCCCCGCCGGTTACCAAAACGCCGATGTGTACCAGATGCTCGCATACCTGATCGCGACCGATTTGCCGTCCGGGATGCTCATCTACGCGGCGGACGCGGGCTTGACCTCGCTCACGCATGTCATTGAGGGAGCAGGCCGAGAGGTGCGGGTCCGGACACTGGACCTGCGAAGGCCGCCGCATGGCATCCTGCGGGATGTCGAAGCCCTCTCCGCCGAAATCAGAGAGTGATTGTGCGGCACAGTCCGGATGGTTGCTGGGCATGTTCGTAGGGGTTGGCATAGGGAACCAGTGACGCGGCCATAACCCGTCGCAGCACTGGAGCCCGAGCGTGGTATCGACCCGGAAGCCCGAGAGCATGACGCCCGCGGAGCGGGACGCGGAGATCGCGAGCATTCTCGCCCGCGGCCTCGTGCGCGCACATCGCGCCCGGCGCGAGGATGCCGCGAACAGCGGAGATTCTCGCGGCGAGGGACTTGAACTGTCCGCTGATGCGAGCCTCAGTGTCGAAACACGGCCCGCGGGTTAGGGCCCCCGATCTCGCGAGCCGCCCATGCACTGAGGAGGCGCCATGCCAGACACGATTCGACGCGAACTCGCGGCCTTGGAGAAGATGACGACTGCCGACCTGGTGAAGCGCTACGAGGAACTGCACGGGCACGCCTGCCGGACGCGGCACCGGGCGTACCTGAAGCGCAAGATCGCGTGGCGGATTCAGGCGAACGCGGAGGGAGACCTGAGCGAGCGGGCCCGCCGGCGAGCGGCCGAGCTGGCCGACGACGCCGAGGTCCGGGTGATGGCGCCGAAGGCGATGGTCTGCCCGCCGCAGAACGGCGACGGGGTGACGACGACGCGGGCGTTCGACCCGGCTACGCCGCGGGATCCCCGCCTGCCGCCGCCCGGTTCGGCCATCGTCCGGAAGTACAAGGGGAAGACGGTCCGCGTCGTCGTGCTCGAGGACGGCGAGGGCTTCGAGTACGCCGGCGACCGCTACGCCTCCCTGACTGCCATCGCCAAGAAGGTGACCGGGACCCACATCAACGGGTTTCGGTTCTTCCAGTTGAAGGAGCCGGTGCAGTGAGCCGCCGCCGCGTGACCCAGACGGACGAGCTGGCGAAGGCACCCGTGCGCCGCGAGACGAAGCGGATCCGCTGCGCGATCTACACCCGGAAGAGCAGCGAGGAGGGGCTCGACCAGGAGTTCAACTCGCTCGACGCCCAACGCGAGAGCGCTGAGGCGTACATCGCCAGCCAGAAGGCCGAGGGTTGGGTGTGCCTGGCGGATCGCTACGACGACGGCGGCTTCTCCGGCGGCAGCATGGAGCGGCCGGCGCTCGAGCGTCTCCTCCGGGACGTGGATGCAGGCAACATCGACTGCGTGGTCGTCTACAAGGTGGACCGCCTCAGCCGGTCGCTCATCGACTTCTCCAAGATCATGGAGACGTTCGAGAGCAAGGGTGTGTCGTTCGTCTCCGTCACCCAGCAGTTCAACACGACAACATCGATGGGGCGCCTGACGCTGAACATCCTGCTGTCGTTCGCCCAGTTCGAGCGAGAGATCATCGGCGAGCGCATCCGCGACAAGCTCGGGGCGCTCCGCCGGAAGGGCAAGTGGGCGGGCGGCGTGCCTGTGCTGGGATACGACGTGGACCGCTCGAACGGGAGCCCGCGCCTCGTGGTCAACGCCGCGGAGGCGGCGCGGGTGCGGGAGATCTTCGCCCTCTACCTGGAGAAGGGGTCGCTTCAGAAGGTCGTGTCAGAGTTGACACGCCGGCACTGGGCGAATAAGCGCCGCGTGACGGCGAAGGGGAAGGTCGTCGGGGGGCGCCCGTTCGATCGCTGCTCGCTCCACGTGCTCATGACCAACCCGCTCCTCGCCGGGCGCATCGTCTACAAGGGCGAGACGTACCAGGGCGAGCACGAGCCGGTCGTCGAGCCGGAGCTGTTCGACCGCGTGCAGAAGCTCATGCGGTACAACGGGCGGACCGGCGGCCTGGAGGTGCGGAACAAGTACGGCGCTCTGCTGCGGGGCCTGCTGCGGTGCAAGCAGTGCGACGCCTCGATGACGCACACGTTCACCGGTGGCCGCGGGAAGCCGTTCTACCGCTACTACCGGTGCTGCAAGGCGATCAAGACGAGCGCGTGCCCCGGGTCGAGTTTGCCCGCGGCCGAGATCGAGCGGCTCGTTGTAGAGGAGATCCGGGCGCTCGGGCGCGACCGCCCGCTCCTCGACCGCGTTCTTGCCGAGGCCCGCCAGGCGGGGGACGACCGGACGGCGGAACTGCGGCGCGAGCGGGGCGACCTGAAAGCGGAGCTGGCCCGGCGTGAGCGGGAGCTGAAGGAACTGGTCGCCGTCGGCAGCGCCGAGCGCGGCGCGACCGAGCGGCTGGCGACCGTACACGATCGGCTCACCCATATCCGCCAGCGCCTGCCCGAGGTCGAGAAGGAACTGGCGGCGCTCGAATCCGAGGCGATCACCCGCGAGGACGCCAAGGCGGCGCTCGCCGAGTTCGACGAGGTCTGGAGCAACCTGATCCCGCGCGAGCAGGCCCGGTTGCTGAACCTCATCTTTGAGCGCGTCGAGTACGACGCGGCGACGAGCAGCGTCTCGGTGACGTTCCGCCCGACGGGGATCGCGGCGCTCTGCAAGCGCCGCGTTGAGGAGGCCGCATGACGACCGTCACCCGCCAGATCCATTTCGCCATCGAGGGCAAGCGCAAGCGGGCCGTGGCGGGGCCACCGCCGGAGCCGGCGCCCGAGGGCCGGGTCCCGCGGGTCTCGCGTCTGATGGCCCTGGCGATCCGGTTCGACCGCCTGCTCCGCGACGGCGTCGTCCCGAACCAGTCCGAGCTGGCCCGGCTCGTCCACGTAACGCAGCCGCGGATGACGCAGATCCTGAACCTGCTGCACCTGGCGCCGGACATCCAGGAGGAGATCCTGTTCTTGCCTCCGGTCACCGCGGGCCGCGATTCGATCACGGAGCGGGACGTCCGGGCGGTGACCCAGGCGGCCGACTGGTCGCATCAGCGGGTGCTTTGGCGTAGGCTCAGGTCCGGCCAGTGTCGCCGTCCGTGACCGGAGGCTGGTTGCCTTCGCCCGCCCCGGCGGTTATGCTCCTGCGTCCACCGTTTACCAAACGACGCACGAGCCCCGCCGGTGCCCATGACCCAGCACGACTTCCCGATCGGACAGCGAATCAGCCTTCCGGGGCATTTCCCGGAGCCGGTCGTGCTGGAGGCCGTCCGCTCGCTCGGGAACGGGTACGAGTGCCGGGTCCGGCTCGCGGACGGTTCCCCGGACGAGGCGATCCTGTCCGCCGATGAGGCCCAGACGGCGTTCGGGGAGTTCGTCTCAGATGTCATCGCGGCCCCTCCCAGCGATCCCGAACGGCTCCGGCTCCTCATCGAGTCGGCCCGGATCCGCCTCGCCTACACCCACGACAAGCAGTTCGCGGTCAGCCTGTCTGGCATCCGGACGCTGCCCCACCAGATCGAAGCCGTGTACCTGAAAATGCTGCCGCAGCCGCGGCTGCGATTCCTCCTCGCCGACGATCCGGGCGCCGGGAAGACCATCATGGCGGGGCTCCTCATCAAGGAGCTCAAGCTCCGCCAGGCCATCGACCGCATCCTGATCTTGTGCCCCGCGCCGCTGACCATCCAGTGGCAGGACGAGATGCTGCGGTGGTTCAACGAGCCGTTCGACGTGATCTTCTCGGCGGTCGACCAGCAGCAGCTCGTCAATCCCTGGCAGCGGACGTCCCAGGCTGTAGCGTCGCTGGACTACGCGAAGCAGGAGGAGGTTCGCGAGCGCGTCTGGCAGGAGAAGTGGGACCTTGTCATCATCGACGAGGCCCACAAGTGCAGCGCATATACGAAGCGATCGAGCACGAGAGGCGATGAGGCAGACAAGACGAAGCGGTACGTCCTCGCCGAGAAGCTTGCGGCGAATTCCGATCACTTGCTTCTTCTGACGGCGACCCCCCACCACGGTGACGATGATCGGTTTGCCCACTTTATCCGGCTCATAGACTCGGACCTGTTCCCCGAACCACACCGCCTTGAAGAGGGCGCCACCGACATCCGTCGCGACATCCTCCGGCTCGGGCCAGACTGCCCATGGGCGCTCCGCCGCCTGAAGGAGGACCTCAAGGACGTGAACGGGCGTCGGCTCTTCCCCGATCGCCATGCCCACACGGTGACGTTCCGGCTGAATCGCGACGAATACGACCTCTACAAGGAGGTCACCGCCTTCATCAACCGGTTCCTCCCGCAGGCGACGGGCAGAAAGCAGGCGAGCGTCGCCCTTGCTCGAACGGTGCTTCAGCGGCGATTGGCAAGCTCGACGTTCGCGATCTGCGAATCTATCCGGCGCCGGCTCGAGCGACAGGAAGAGCTGTTGAAGGAGCTTGAGGAGCTGAGCCCTCGCCAGCTTGCGCGGCGCCTTGCCCAGCTGCAGGGACAGATCTCGGACACGGAACAGGATGAGGACGACCTGGACGACGAGTGTCGTGATCGGCTGGTCGATGAGACGACCGCGGCCGTCGAGCTCGATCAACTCCGCACCGAGATCGCGGCGCTGAAGGACCTCCACGCGCAGGCCAAGAGGGTCCGTGATCACGCCCGAGACTCCAAGCTGGAGTCGCTGAAGCAGTGCCTGGCGCAGGCCGAATTCAATGAACTGACCGATGGCCGCGGGAAGCTCCTCATCTTCACCGAGCACCGGGACACGCTCACATACCTATGCGAGCATCTGGCCAAGTGGGGGTACTCGACGTGCACCATCCATGGCGGCATGAACCCGCACGATCGCAAGCGGGCGCAGGACGAGTTCAGAACGTCGGCGCAGATCTGCGTCGCAACGGAGGCGGCGGGCGAGGGGATCAACCTCCAGTTCTGCCACCTGATGATCAACTACGACCTGCCGTGGAATCCCACTCGGCTGGAGCAGCGCCTCGGACGCATCCATCGGATCGGCCAAGAGCGTGACTGTCACGTGTTCAATTTCGTCGCCAGTGATTCGGAAGAGGGCCAGCCGATCATCGAGGGTCGGATTCTGCAGCGGCTGCTGCAGAAGCTGGATCAGATGCGCGACGTACTTGCCGATCGCGTGTTCGATGTGATCGGCGAGGTGCTCTCGCTCAACGATGTCAACCTGCCGGAGATGCTGCGCGATGCAGCACACGATCCGCGGCGGCTGGACGAGTACCTTGACCTCATCGAGAAGATCGATCCGTCGCGGCTGCAGCAGTATGAGCAGGCCACAGGCATCGCGCTCGCGCGGGCGAACGTGGACTTCTCGACGTTCCAGCAATCGAACGCCGAGGCCGAAGAGCGCAGGCTGATGCCCAAGTACGTCGAGAAGCACTTCATCGAGTCCGCCAAAGAGGTCGGCCTGCGCGTCGAGCCCCGGGCCGATGGCCTGTGGCGTATCGAGCACGTGCTCGCGGATTTGCGATCGGATCGCCTGAACTCGGTGCGTCGCGTCGGCAAGGCGGATGCGAGCTATAGGAAGGTCACGTTCCGCAAGGAGGTGCTGGAGCAGGACCAGCACCTCGATGCGGTCCTCGTGGGACCTGGGCACGCGCTTTACGCCGCTGTCGATGAACGGCTCAACGAGCAGATGGCGCCGCTGCTGGGGACGCCGGGGGTTTACGTCGATCCGATGGCCGACGCGCCGTATCGCCTGTTCTTCTTCGAGTTGACCATCCGCGGCCAGAGGGCGACCGGCGATCCCGACACCCTTTTCGCAGAGGTCGTGGCGGTGCGGGAGGACCCTCGGGCGCCAGCCGACGAGCGCTACTGCGTCGTCCCGGCGGATTGCCTGATCGACCTGCCCGGCCACCCCGCGCCCCCGGACATGATTGAACCCATCGATCCTGCTGCCGCGACGGACTTCCTGAAGGGTACCTACCAGATGGATGTCCGGAATCGGTGCCAGCAGGATCGCCAACACTTCGTGTCGGTGTGCCACGACTACCTGGAGCGATCCTTCAAGGCTCGCATCCGGGCTGCCCAGGACCGCGTGATGGCGCTGCGGGCGAAGGAGGCGGGGTCCCCCGAGATGGCGCTCGCCCGCCAGCGCGCCGAGAACGATCTCGCCGACCTCCAGCGGACGCGCAAGGAGCGGATGGACGGGCTGCAACGGCTGAATCTTGCTCGCCACGGCCCGGTGCGCCACCTCGCGACGGCGATCGTGGTGCCTGCATCCGGCGACGTCGCCGATCACATCGCCCAGGGCGTCCCGCCTCACATCCTCCGGCAGTCGGAACTGGCGGCGGAGGACATCGTCGTGGCGTGGGAGGAGTCCCGCGGCTGGGTGACCGAGCGGGTTGGCCACCTGAAGATCGGCTTCGACGTGCGAAGCCTGGGGCCGGCGGACCCGCAGACCGGCTACCGCGATCCTACCACCGGCATCCGACGGATTGAGGCGAAGGGGCGGGTCGCCGGTCAGGCGATCCGACTGACCACCAATGAGTGGTATAAGGCGGCGCAGCTTGGCGACTCGTACTGGCTCTATGTGGTTTGGAACCCGCTGAACAACCCCAGCCGAGAGCCGCTCCGGATTCAGAACCCCGTGAAGCATCTCGACCACGCCAAGCGCGAGGTCGTCGCGGCGCGGTACTACGACATTCCAGCGCATGCGGTTTCTGAAGCGGCGGCGAGACTGTCAGATGAACACCGGTGAGATCTACTCACGACACGGAGGCTCCCCCATGCCATTGAACACAGCCACACACTTCTGGATCGAGGCGGGTGCCATGAGTGGCGACCCCAACCATCGTCACCAGATCGAGTTCTCACACGACTTGGTCCAGTTTTTCGACCCAGGCGCACTCGCGACAGAAATCGTGACTATTCGGCTGCCGGCGGGCACTCTACATGTACGTCCTCTCACCTACCGAGGAACAGACTACGGACAATGGACGGCGCAGTGGCGACTTGGTCTGCCCACAGTCAACATGGGCGGTCCACCATACGCGGGACGGATCCTCAAGTTCGAGCGTATTACCGCTGGCGGGAACGTCATCTACGCCATCGAGGTCGAGGATGCTGGCTCCCCTACAGCCAACGGTTGGCGCGCTGCCGGAGGCAACGTGGAACACACTGGTGGTCCACACGGCCGTGAGTATGGCTATTGGTAATCCAGTTCTCCGCTGGTCTCCTGACACACCCCATCGCGCCTGGAGGTCGACCGAGTATGCACAGCCTCATCGAAGACTACATGCCCATCCACGCGATCGGCGCCGAATCATCGCGAGAGAAGAGCCTCTGGAGGGAGCATCCGTTTACCGGACATCTCTGGTGGGCTCGGCGGCCTTTGGTCTCCTGCCGCGCGGCGGTGTACTGCTCGCTCGTGCCCGCAAACCAGTGGGTTTCTGCCGACAAGATCTCGACAGACTCTGTGTCTGCCTCAGGATCAGCGCAGCTAGACAACTGGAAACAAGGTGCCTCTCGCGGTCTAAACCGCGAGAATGCCCGTCGATTCGTCACCGACTTGTGTAAGTACCCATGCACGCTGAAGATGGTTGAACGCGCACAGGGGCACATTCTCCGCGCCCACGCTCAGCGGTTGACCTCAGAGTTGACGACAGCTGAGGATCGCATACCGAACTGGCTAGACGAGTTTGGCTGGGACCGTTCACGCCGCGATGTGGCACCAGAGGATATTCTCGCTGGCAAAGCTCCTCGCCCGCGCGTCCTCGACATGTTTGCGGGAGGGGCCGCCATTCCCCTCGAATCCCTACGCCTTGGCTGTGACACTTTCGCGCTCGATTTGAATCCGGTTGCGCACATCATTCAGCTGTGCACGCTCGTATACCCTCAGCAGTTCGGGCAGGCCGACCCCGGATCGGTCGGAGTGGCCGGTCCTGCCGATGCTACTGGCCAACCCACCTGGGGCGGCCTAGCCAGCGAGTTGCGGTATTGGGGGCGCTTCGTCTTCGAGGCCTCGCTCTCCAAGCTGGGCCACCTGTATCAGCTCCATCACTCCTCGGCCCGCGACTCAGCAAGTCCGTCGGTGCCGGAGTCATTGCTGTTTCCGAGCAGCGAACGCAAGGCCGCGCCCGACGGCGACGCCAACATCCCCGTGCCCATTGCCTACCTCTGGACCCGAGTCGTTCGATGCAAGAATCCGACATGTGCAGCATCCGTTCCTCTTCTCCGACAGACTTGGTTGTGCAAGAAGAAGGGTCAGTATGTTGCTCTGCGACCAGTCCCGGAGCCGCAAGCACGTCGCGTGCGGTTTGACGTGGTCGAACACGCTACTGAGAAGGGATTTGATTTCGATCCCAGCGCCTTCTCGGCCGCTGGCAATGCCAGGTGCCATCTTTGCGGGACCGTCGCCGACATTGCGCATGTGAAGCGTGAGGGGCAGGCGGGCAAACTGGGGGTTCAGCTCCTGGCCGTTGTCGCACGCCCCAAACGCGGTCGCGGTCGCATGTACCTCTCTGCCACCGAGTGTCCCGAGATCGAGCAAGCATGTGCTGAAAGCTCGTCCGTGCTCGAGCGCCTACGCGAAGCAGGCTTCTCGCCACCCGACGAGTCGATCGCGGGTTTGGACGACGAGAGCCTCAGCAACAGTCTGGGCATTACGGTCCGCCCATACGGTCTGCGGCGATTCGGGCATTTGTTCACTCCACGGCAGCTCGCATGCTTGCTCACCTTCGCGGAGAGCATTGCAGAGGCTCACGAGGAGATGCGTCGGCGACAAATACATTCTGAGCGCGCGAAGGCACTTACTTCATACTTGGGCGCAGCGCTCGACCGCCTAGCGGAGAATCACTCGTCTTTGTGCAGATGGAACGCGACCGCACAGAAGATGCAGGGGACATTCGGTCGGCAAGTGATCACGATGGTGTGGGATTTCTGTGAGGCCAATCCATTTGGCGGGTCTGTGGGCGATTGGCTGTCGATTATTGATCTTCAAGAGAATGCGATCAAAGGTGCTGTCTCAACCGGGACCCGCCCCGCGAGCGTTGCCAGAGGTACTGCAACGTCTCTTCCCTATGACGACGAGAGCATGGATGCGGTCATCACGGATCCGCCGTACTACGACAATGTGCCATATGCCGACATCTCGGATTTCTTTTACGTGTGGCTAAAGCGAAGCGTTGGCGCACTGTATCCGGAGCACTTCGCATTTCGCAACACGCCCAAGAAGACCGAAGCGATTGCGGACGCGGGCCGCCATGGCGGCGACCACCAGCGTGCAACGCAGGCCTACGAAGGCATGATCGGGACATCTCTGCGCGAGGCTCACCGAGTTCTCAAGCCCAATGCGATTCTCGTTGTTGTGTACGCGCACAAAACCACCTTGGGATGGAGCACGCTCGTTGATGCAATGCGAGGCGCGGGCTTCATGGTAACGGAGGCATGGCCACTCGATACAGAGATGCGAACGCGGCTTCGTGGTATGTCGTCATCCGCGCTTGCTAGCAGCATCTTCCTTGTGGCTAGAAAGCGACCGGAGGATTGTGGGACAGGGTCATTTGAGGAAGAAGTACGTCCGTCGCTCCATGCGATCGTTCGAGAGCGAGTGGCGACCTTGTGGGAGCAAGGCATTACTGGTGCCGACCTCGTGATCGCCGCGGTCGGAGCAGGATTGCGCGCTTTCACCAAGTATGAACGAGTGGAGTTCGCTAATGGTGAGGTAGTTCCGGCGGAGCGTTTCCTTGCTGAGGTTGAAGGTGTCGTGCTCGATGGCATGCTCGAGCAAATTGCTGGTCGAGTCGCTCAGGGTGTGACCGCAATCGATCCCCGAAGCCGTTTTTATGTGCTCTGGCGGTACGTGTACAAGGCCGGCGAGATTGATGCTGGAGAGGCGATCGTGTTTACGTATGGGCAGCACGTCGAGCTCGATGGACAAAAGGGGCTCTCGTCTGGCGCCAACCCGCTGGTCGAGAAGAAGAAGGGCTCGTATCGAGTGCGGGACTTTGCCGAGCGAGGGAAGGATGACAAGCTCGGTCTCCCGACCGACGAAGGCGAGGCGGCGCCGCTCGTTGATGCACTGCATCGCGTCCTCTGGCTCATGGAGTACAGCCCCCGGAGGCTCACGGAGTTCCTGCGGGAGTCTCGCTGCAACACAGACCAACTGCGCGTTCTCGCCCAGGCCCTGTCGGGCCCCGCGCTGAAGGGCGGCGAGATGGGGCAGGTCTCCGCCGGCGAGGAGTTGGCGGCACTGACCAAATTGACCGCGAACTGGCGCAGCGTGATCGAGGATGCCCTCAGCCCGCTCGAGCGGAGCCACTGACACCCTGCCCGCGCGCAGGGAGATCAACGATCGGACAGCGAAGCATGAGCAACATCAAACCATGGATCGAAGTCGTCTCGCTCCACTCTGACGTGCTGTCGGAGGACTTCAGCGAGGACATCTTCGCGCTGGACCTCGGGCCGCTCGCCGATGGCAACCCGAACGTCCCCGCGGTGTACCGCGATCCGGAACACTTCTTCCGGGCCTCGTACCTGACGACCGGCCTGAAGGGGCTGCTTCGCGATGTGCTGAGCCGGCTCAACGGTCACGCGGGCGGGCGCGTGATGAAGCTCCTGACGCCGTTCGGCGGCGGCAAGTCGCACACGCTGGCGGCGCTGTTCCACGCGGCGGAGCATCGCAAGGCACTGAACGTGATCGCGGAGGGGAAGGATCTGCCGGACCCGCCGCAGGGCAAGGTGGCGGTGTTCGACGGCCAGTTCTTCGACGCCAGCAAGGGCAAGGAGATGCCCGGCACCGGCGAGTACGCGAAGACCATGTGGGGCTGGATCGGGTGGCGGCTCAAGGGCAAGGAGGGGTACGAGCTGCTCCGCGAGCAGGACGAGACGCGCGTCGCGCCCGGCAACGACGAGATTCTCAAGCTCTTCGACACCGGGCCGAACCTGATCTTGCTGGACGAGGTGCTGGAGTATCTGATCAGCGCTGGCGGCGTGAAGGCGGGGACGACGAACCTCCGCGACGAGACGCTGAGCTTCATCAAGCGGCTGACGGTCGCCGTATCGAACACCAAGACGACGGCAATGGTGTTCACGCTGCAGTCGAGCAAGCGAGAGTCGCTCGAGTATCTCAACCTCCTGCAGACCATCGACCACCTCGCCGCGCGGAAGGACCAGCGCCGAGAGCCGGTCGAGGGCAACGAGATCATGCTGGTTGTGCAGCGCCGGCTGCTCGCCAGGACGCCGACGGACGAACAGGCGGCGCCGGTGGCTACGGCGTACCAGGACATCTACACGCAGATGCGAAAGGCCTACGCCACAAGCAAGGCGGAGGTCCAGCAGGCAGAGGAGGATGGGCTGGCGCTGCGGGATCGGATGCGGGCGGCGTACCCATTCCACCCGGCGCTGATCGACCTGATGCGGGAGCGTTGGGCTGCGATCCCGGACTTCCAGCGGACACGGGGCGCCCTGCGGTTCCTGGCCGCGTGTCTCCGGGCAACTCACCGGCTGGGCGCCAGCAGCAAGGTGCTCGGGCCGGGCGACGTGCCGATGCAGGACGCCGAGGTGCGGCTCGCATTCTTCAAGGAGGTCGGCCAGCAGGCGGACTTCCAGGCTGTGCTGGAGCATGACCTGGTCGGCGCCAACGCTCGGGCGCGCCGGATCGACGAGCGCCGGGCGAAGGAGCACCCCTCGGAGGCGGGCAAGCGGAACGCGATGCGGCTGGCGACGGCGATCCTCATGTACTCGTTCGGAGGATTGCGGCGCGATGGCAACGGCGACACGCTGCCGCCTGGAATCACGGAGCAGGAGCTCCTGTCGGTCTGCGTCGGCCCGGATCTGGACAGCACGACGGCGCAGGCGTGTCTGAAGGAGCTGGGGCCGAACAGCCCCAACGGGTGCTTGTACCTGCACTTTGACGGCGTGCGGTATTGCTTCAAGAAGGACCCGAACGTGACGCTCCTGGTGGAGCAGGAGGCGGACTCGGTCTCGAGGGACGAGCGCAAGGTCCGCGACAAGATCAAGGAGATGATCGAGGAGCGGCTGGCCGGGCACCACGACACGATCGTGTGGCCCGAGAAGACCACAGCCGTCCCCCACGACGATCCGAGGTTCCTCGTCGCGTACCTGCCACTGGAGTTCCGCGGCGAGCCCAAGTCCGTGCAGGAGGCGACGGCGAAGCAGTTCTTCGAGCAGTACGGGGATCGGCCCCGGAAGTTCAAGAACGGTCTGGGGCTCGCCGTGCCGTCCGAGGATCAGATCGAGGTGCTGCGTCGCTCGGCCCGGTATCTGCTGGCCGTTGAGCAGGTGAAGACGAAGGGAAAGCAGCTCAACCTCACCGATGAGCAGAAGAGCCAGTTGCGGGAGCGGGAGTCCACCGAGAAGTCGGCGATCGAGGCCGCGCTCCAGAAGCTCTACATGGAGGTGTGGTTCCCTCGCATGGAATCGGGCGGCATCACGATCGATGTCGTGTCCGTCGGCGGGCGCCCGCTCCAGACGACGCTCAACGACAAGAAGCAGGCGGCGATCCATGAGCGCGTGACCGAGCTGATCACGCAGGTGCAGAAGCGTGTGTTCACGACGTTGGCGCCGCCCAAGATCCCCGAGCTGTTCAAGCTGGGAGAGGGATCCCCTGCGGAGATGGGGATCAGGGCCGCGGAGATCGTGGAGGGCTTCTATTCGTTCCTCGGATTCCCCCGGTTGGCGTCGGACGCCGTTGTGCGTCGAGCCATCGCCAAGGGGGTGACCGACGGCATCTTCGGGTACTCCTCCGGCACGACGCCGTCGCTCGGCGCCGATGGGAAGTTCGAAGTGGCGGCCGACAAGGTTCGGATCAACGTCCAGCTGTCGGATGACGAGATTGACCTGGACTCCGGCTTCGTGATGCTGCCGGCGGCGATCCCCTCGGCGGCCCCGCCACCGGGCCCGACGCCGCCCGGGCCGGGACCAGTCCCGCCGGGGCCCGTGCCGCCGGGGCCGACACCCCCCGGCCCAACGCCACCGGGTCCGACCCCTCCAGAACCCGCACAAACATCGGTCGAGCTCGCCTTCTCCGCGGACCGCGACGGCCTTTTCACGGCGTGGAACGCGATCGCAAACCTCGCCGATCTCGCCGGCAAGGTGGATGTGACGGTGCGGGCGGAGAGCGGGGACGGGTTCGACAAGAGCAAGCTGCAGAACGGGGTGATGGAGCCGCTTCGAGAAGCGGACCTGATCGAATGAGGCCGGCTTGCCCCGCTGGTTATGTCCATGTACACTAAACAGTGCATGGGCAGGCTCGGGGCCGCAAGGATGGCTAGATGAGTAAAGCCCAGAAGAGCTTTGGAAAGCTCCTGCGGGAGACACGCGTGAAGAAGGGCTACACCCTTCGGAAGTTTGCGGAGATGATCGACGTGAGCCCGACGTACCTGTCACAGGTCGAGCAGGGGAAAGTCGAGCGGCCGCCGACGGCGGAGCGGGTGCGCAAGATGGCGGAGTTGCTCGACGAGAATCCCGATGAGTGGATCGGGCTCGCGGGCCGAGTGCCGGACGATGTGAACGACATCATCCGCAGCGAGCCCGAGGCCATGCCGGCGCTGCTCAGAGCCGCCAAGGGGCTGACGGCCGACCAGTTGCGGACGCTCACCGAGGATCTCAAGCGCAAGCGCCAGGAGGGAGACTCGAAGCAATGAAGCGCCGCGTCGCCGTCCGCCAGCATCGGGTCCCCTTCCTGCACGACAGGGTGATCGAGGAGCATGCGCAGCTGCTTCTCAACGAGTGGGTGGAGGCGCATCCGGCGATCACGGCGCCGCCGGTTCCGATAGAGGGCATCCTGGAGCTTCATCTCAAGCTCGATTTCGAGCTCGCCGATCTCCAGACCGAGTTGGGGCACCCGGACGTCCTCGGTGGCATCTGGTTCGGGATTCGCACCATCAAGGTCGATCAGTCGCTCGACCCAAACGTCGACCCCTCGATGCTGGGACGATTTCGATTCACGCTCGCGCACGAGATCGGACACTGGCGACTGCACCGGCAACACCTCATGGAGGATCCAGGCGCGCGGTCGCTGTTCCAGGCCGACTGTGAGCCGGCGTTCGTGTGCCGTCAGAGCGCCGGTCCACCCGAGGAGATCCAGGCCAACATGTTCGCGTCGTGCCTGCTGATGCCGCGTTCCCTGGTGTACGACGCTTGGGGACGATGGCGAGGATCAGATGATCCGGCGATCATCGGCGAGCTGCCGACCGACGGGCTCCGCGGGGCGCCGGACGAAGTCGAGGAGCGGGCGATGGACAGGTTCTGCAAACCGCTGGCCGCGCAGTTTGAAGTTTCGGCGCAGGCGATGCGGTACCGACTTCAGAAGCTGGAGCTGCTGGTGAGAGAGAAACAGCCAGGTCTGTTCTGAGGGGCCGGAGGCCCCTTTCATTTCTCTCCTCTGTTTACTGTCAACTGGACAGTAGAAAGGACGGATTCGATGGCCAGGATGTTCGAACCGCGCAAGGTGCTCAAGCAGATCGCTAACCCCCTGCTTCGCGAGTTCTTCGCGCGCCGCGGCGAGCTCGCCGAGGTGGCGTGGGATGACCTGTCCGAGCACAAGGTCGAGCCGGTGTTCGAGGCGTGGCAGGCGCTGCCCGAACGCCAGAAGCTCGAGGTTCAGGTGATCCTCCGAGACATCAACGAGCTCGCCGACCATCGCGGGATGGCGGTGCTTGCCGAGGAGATCCTCTGGCGCAATCCATCGCTCGCTGACGACTTCAAGGCACAGGCCAGCAAGCAGGACAAGGCGATGTGGGTGTATCTGCACCTGCCCGAGGCGTTCAACGAAGCGGCACTCTTCGCTCGCGCCGACGCGCTGGCGGCGGGACGGCACTGGAAGCGCCGGAACAACCTCCCGTCCGTCGCGCTCGACGTGACGCAGGACATGCTGGACTCGCTCGGTGAGGCCCTGACCTCGTTCTACGGGCCGAAGCAGATGCGGGGTCGGTACTGCAAGGTTGTCCACTACCGGCGGCAGGGCGGCGCCGACTACTTCTTTGCGTACCTCGACGACTACCCGGACAAGCACATCGTCTTCGACGGCGACAGCGATCAGCCGACGGTGCGATCGGACCGGTACGCGTTCGAGAACGTGTTCGTCTACAACGCGGACGACGGCTCCATGGAGGTGTTCGCGCAGGGCGGCAAGCCGGTCTGGGAGCCGCTGCAGCAGGCGTTCTGCACATCGGTGCTGGGCCGGGACGTCGACCCGGCAGACCCCCTCCGGCCCACTTTCCGGCTGGACCACCTGCTCACGCCAGACTTCCCACTCCCGCTCGAGGCGACGGACGGCGTGGAGGAGGCTCGGATCACAAGGATGCGCATCGCGCCGCGCGGCAGTGCCGGGTACGTCGAAGTCAAGGCGGATCCGAAGGCGTCACGGAACGACATCTACCGCAAGATCGAGCGGTGGCTCCGCACCGAACACGTCGGCACCGACGGGGCCAAGGTGCTGTCCGCGTCCTTCTCGATGCGGTTCAGTCATGATGGACCCGGGCGGGCGCCGACGCTGTCATTTGACGTGTCAGCGCCGAACTCCAGCAATCTCAAGAGCAAGCCTGACGAGCATCGCACTGTCGGCGAGCGCTGCCTGAAGCGCTGGGGGGTGACCGATGAAGAGTGATGCGCTCTTGCGGATCATCCTCGCCGCGTTCGACGATGTCGGTCGTGTGTTCGACCACAACGATCTGGCTGAGTGGCCTCAAGGATCACTCGAGACTCTGCTGTCGATCGGGCTCGTTCGTCAGTCGGCGAGCGGCCTGACGGCCCCTTGTCCGAGTTGCTCAGAGCCGCACACCGAGGTCGTCGCTCGGCGTGCAGGTCACGACGGCACGACGCGGCTGTTCATCTGGTGTCCAGAACAGCTGCGTGTCGAGGTGACGCCGGAGATGTGCCGCGGCTGGGAGCCCGACCTTGACGGCCTTGCGCGAGCCGTCGGCAACTGCCTCGGCGTCAAGGGAGCGAACGCTACCGTGGTGCCTGGGCGGTTGTGGCGACTCGGACGCGTCCCGTGGGAGGGCAAGACGAGGGAGGTGCTGTTCGCCGTCCGTCTCAACGATCGCGACGGTACATCGGTGGCAGCGCATGTGGGCGTCGGGGGCCGGTCAGTGGTCGTCGTGCCATACCAGGTACCCGATGAGCGTGTCTGGCCAGGGCGCGTTCCTGCGGTGGTCTCACTCGATCGCGTCGCAGCGCTGGGGTCAGGTGAGCTCACCGTCGACGGTGTGGCGTTCATGCAGATCATCGCCGAGGCGGACGCCGTTGCCGCCGAACGCGGAGAACTGCCGCAAGAGCACCTGGCCGCCAAGAAGGTCCGGCGGCACGTCAAGGAGACCATCGACTCGATGGTCAGCAACGAAGCGCTCGTGCAGGCGTATCGCGTCCACGGGTCGTACCGCAAGACGGCCGATGCACTGAACGCGGAGGGGTTCATCACCGACCGCTGGGCTGTCGAGAGGGCCGTCAAGGCGGCCGGCGGCCCCGAGGCGGTGAGGCGGGCGGAGGACAGCGACTCCGTTTCGCGGACTGTCGCGTCGCAACCTCGCGACAGGGCCCAAAAGATCGCACAGCGTCGCTAACCCCTGAACTGTCAATGGAATGTGGCCACCGGGGCGAGCCAAGCTCGCCCCGGTTTCTTGCGCCAGCGGCGACACCAGGCCCCGCGTCCGAGGCCGGTCGGCTCATAACCGGCCAGTCACGGGCGCACCTGTGATCCCTCGCGGCGCGTTGCCGCGGCACAGTCCAAGTCGTGCGTCGGCGTGGCTGCCCGAGCGAGCCAGACCTCCGGCCTCGGAGGTCACATGTCAATCCGCAGCGATGTCGTCTCTCACCCCTTCACCGCCGAGTTGATCCGCCAGAAGGTCAGGAAGCTGGCTCGCAAACCGGGCTTCTCCCGCTCAGACGAGGAAGATCTCTCGCAGGGGATGTACCTCTACCTCTGGGAGCGCTCCAGGTTGTTCGACCCGAAGCGCGGCACCATCGAGGCCTTCGTCATCACCGCCGTGACGAGCTGGGAGGGCATGGAACTCCGGCGCCGGCGGGCGAAGAAGCGTCGCGACGGGCTCCACGCGCTGTCGCTCGAGTCCACGATGGTGGCGTGCAACGGCGAGCTCGACACGCTCGCCAGCGTGCTCGAGGAACTCGACGGCGTGCGTCTGACCGCGCGCGACCCGAAGTCGTTGCTCGACGAACTGGTGCTCCGCGACGAGTATCGCCTCGTCATCGCCCAGCTCACGAAGCGCGAGCAGAAGTTGCTCCGTGACGTGATCGAGTTCGGCGTGGCGGGCACCGCCCGCAAACGCCGAGTGTCCCGGCGCCGCATCGATCGGCTTGTCGCCCAGATCCGCGAGCGCTTCGCAGCAGATGGCGCGACCGATGACCGGGCACCGGGCGACGCGACCGCATAGGGAACCAGCGGAGGGCCTACGACGGCTGGGCCCGCTGCGGATCAGCGACCGGGGGGCGCTCGGGCACTGCCCGGGCGCTCCGGTCGCCGTCCCCACGGAGCAAGGAGCACCGCGCGATGAACCAGATGGAGTACCGATTCCAGTTCAGTCCGGAGGTGGACCTCGATGAGGCGGTCGCCACGCTCCGCCTGTCGCTGCTGGCGGCCGAGGGCCCGTACGGCGAGGCCCGCGTCCGGACGGAGGTCTCCTTCACGGTCGAGCCGATGCGCGCGGAGCTCCGTGTGTCCGGCGCAACGGGCGTACTCGAAGCCGTCACGCAAATCTTCACGTCACTGCTGTCGCATGAGTTCGGGCGCGACACCTTCACCATCCGCCGCGAGTCCGCGCCGACGGCCGTTCCGGCCGCATGACCACCGACGCCGCCCCTTGTTCGCACCCCGAGGCCGACTTCGCCTGCGAGCCATGTTCCCCGACTCCGTTCCAGGACCTCAAAGGAACCCGATGCCCGAGGCAGCCGTCATTGACCTCCGCTTCCTCCACCGCGAGCCGGCGGAGGTTTACCACGCCAAAGCGACGTCGCACCTGTCGTCCCACTCGCTCGCCGACTTCCGACGCTGCCCTCTGCTGTTCCGGCGCAAGGAACTGGGGCTCATCCCCGAGCGCGATACGGAGGCGTACCTCGTCGGCCGCGCCGCGCACGTGCTGGTGCTTGAGGGACGGCAGCGGTTCGAGGCGGCGTTCGCTGTCGGCGGTCCGGTCAACCCCAAGACTGGCAAGCCGTTTGGATCGAGTACGAAGGCGTTCGGCGAGTGGGCCGCGAAGGTCGGCAAGGCCGTGCTCGCGGATGACCAGGCGGCGCTGGTCGAGCAGATGGCGGCGAGCGTGCGCGAGCACATGTTCGCCCGTGAGCTGCTCGCCGACGGCGTGGCCGAGGGCGTGGTGCGCTGCGAGTACGCCGGGCACGCCTGCCAGGCGCGAATCGACTGGGTGAACCCCATCGAGGGACGCGGGATCGTGGATCTCAAGACGTGCGATCGGCTCGACTGCTTCGAGCTGGACATCGGCGCCTTCGGCTACGTGCATCAACTCGCGTTCTACCGCGCCCTCGTGGGCATCGCGTCCGGAGAGGAGCTGCCCGTTCACATCATCGCCGTCGAGAAACGCGAGCCGTTCCGCTGCGGGGTCTGGCAGCTCTCGGAGCGCGTGCTCGGGCAGGCCCGGCGCGAGAACGAGCAGGCGATGGCGGAGTTGACCCGCTGCCGCGCCACCGGCGTGTGGCCGACGCGGTTCGAGTCCATGCGTCTGTTCGACCGGCTGTGAGCATTGATCGGGAGCGTCTAGTCAGGAGGCGGGTGCGCCCCGCGGCAGAACCCAATCACGGAGGACCGCATGAAGCTGAGCCAGATCGAACGGGGAACCCAATCGGCGCCGCGCCGTGTCATGGTCTACGGCACGCACGGGATCGGCAAGAGCACCTTCGGCGCGATGGCCGAGCGGCCCATCTTCGTCCAGACCGAAGACGGGCTGGCGAACATCGAGGTGGATCGCTTCCCGCTGGCCACGCGCTACGGCGATGTACTCGCCGTGCTCGGCGAGCTCTACACCGCCGAGCACGAATACCGCACCGTCGTCATCGATTCACTCGACTGGCTCGAGCGCCTGATCTGGGGCGAGGTCTGCGCCAAGCGCGGCGTCGAGTCGATCGAGGACATCGGCTACGCGAAGGGGTACGTCTTCGCCCTCACCCAGTGGCGCGAGATCTTGACCGGCCTCGACGCGCTGCGCAACGAGCGCGGCATGCAGATCGTCCTCATCGCCCACGCCCAGATCGAGCGCTTCGCCAACCCCGAGACCGACACCTACGACCGCTACAGCCCGCGCCTCCAGAAGCTCGCCTCGGCGCTCGTTCAGGAGTGGTGCGACGAGGTGCTCTTCGCCAGCTACCGCGTCCACACCAAGACGACCAAGGAGGGCTTCGACCGCAAGCGCACGCAGGGCGTCGGCACCGGCGAGCGGATCATCCGCACCACCGAGCGCCCGGCGCACGTGGCGAAGAACCGCCTCAACCTTCCCGACGAGATCCCCCTCGACTACCGCGTGTATGCCGCGTTCGTGCGCGGCGAGAACCCGCTGGCGGTCGCCGACACCGAGAACGCCCCCACGACCACCGAGCAAGAAGGAGCCTGAGCCCATGGCGAACCTGAACGGATTCGACGCGACCAACGTGGAGCCGAACGTCGGCTTCGATCCCATCCCCGCCGGCAAGTACCTGTGCGTCATCACCGCCAGCGAGATGAAGGAGACCAAGGCCGGCAACGGCGAGTACCTGGAGCTGGAGCTGGAGGTGATCGACGGGCCGCACAAGGGGCGCAAGCTCTGGGATCGGCTGACGCTCAGGCACCCCAACGACAAGACGGTGCAGATCGCCAAGGGCACGCTCAGCTCCATCTGCCGGGCGGTGGGCGTCTTGGCGCCGCGCGACAGCGTCGAGCTGCACAACCTGCCGCTGGTCGCCAGCGTCGGGCTCAAGAAGCGGGAGGACAACGGCGAGATTACGAACACCGTCAAGGGGTACGCGAAGCGCGACGGTGCGGCCCCCTCTCGGCCCGGGCCCGCGGCCAACGGGAGCGCGCCCCCGTGGAAGCGGTGAGGACGATCACGCTTGAGCTTCCCTGGCCGCCGAGCGTCAACCGGTACTGGCGGTCGATCCCGCTGCGGCGGGGCTACCGCGTCGTGCTGAGCTGCGAGGGCCGGGCGTACCGCAGGGATGTGTGCGCCCGGCTCGCAGCTCGGCGGAGGGCGCTGGCGGGTCGGCTGCACGTGCGGGTGACGCTGTGCGCGCCGACGCGCCGGCCTCTCGACCTGGACAACCGGCTCAAGGGACTCCTCGACGCCATGCAGCACGCGGGCGTCTACCGCGACGACGGGCAGATCGACCGGATCGAGGTCGAGCGCGGCGAGGTCGTCCAGGGCGGCAGCGCCCTGGTCGAGATCACGGAGGTGGCAGCCTGATGGAACTGCGGGCGTACCAGCGCGAGGCGGTCGAGGCGGTGTACTCGTTCCTGCGGGAGCGCGACGACAACCCGTGCGTGGTGATTCCGACGGGCGGGGGCAAGACGCCGGTGATCGCGACCATCTGCCGCGACGCGGTGAACCAGTGGTCCGGGCGGGTCGTGATCCTTGCGCACGTCAAGGAGTTGCTCGAGCAGGCGGCGGACAAGCTGCGGGCGATCGCCCCGGACGTGCCCGTGGGCATCTACTCGGCCGGCTTGAAACGCAAGGACCTCGGCTACGCGGTCACCATCGCTGGCATCCAGTCGATCTACCAGCGCGCCTGCGACCTGGGGCCGGTGGACCTGGTCATCGTGGACGAGGCGCACCTGATCCCGCCGGACGGCGAGGGGATGTACCGCCAGTTCCTGGCCGACGCCAAGGTCGTCAACCCACACTCGCGGGTGATCGGGCTCACCGCGACGCCGTTCCGGATGAAGACCGGGACGATCTGTGCGCCCGACACCATCCTGAACGAGGTCTGCTACGAGGTCGGCGTCCGCGAACTGATCGTGCAGGGATTCCTGTGCCCGCTGCGGACCAAGGCGGGGACGGCGAGGGCGGACACCAGCGGCCTGCACGTCCGCGGCGGGGAGTACATCGCGGGCGAGGTCGAGGACCTCATGGACACCGACTCGCTGGTCGAGGCGGCGTGCGCCGAGATGGTCGAGTACGCCGCCGACCGCCGGAGCGTGTTGATCTTCTGCGCCGGCGTCCGGCACGGGGAGCACGTCGCCCGGGTGATCCGCGAGCGTCACGGCGCCGACTGCGGGTTCATCGAGGGCGGGACGGCGACGAAGGAGCGCGACGAGCTCATCGACCGCTTCAAGCGCGGCGAGCTGAAGTACCTCGCCAACGTGAACGTGCTCACGACCGGCTTCGACGCGCCCAATGTGGACTGCGTCGCGCTGCTGCGCCCGACGCTCTCGCCTGGGCTCTACTACCAGATGGTCGGGCGGGGCTTCCGCCTCGCGCCCGGCAAGGCCGACTGCCTGGTCCTCGACTTCGGCGGCAACGTGCTCCGGCACGGCCCGGTGGACGCGATCCGCGTCAAGGAGCCGGGCTCCGGCGACGGCGAGGCGCCGGCCAAGGAATGCCCCGAGTGCCACGCCGTCATCCACGCGGCGTACTCGGTCTGCCCCGAGTGCGGGCATGAGTTCCCGCCGCCCAAGCGCGAGAAGCACGAGGCGACGGCGAGCAGCGAGGGGATCCTCTCGGGGCAGACCTCGCGCAGCGAGGAGCGCGTGAGCGACATCTCGTACCACGTCCATTACAAGCGCGACGACCCCGACGCCCCGCCGACCATGCGGGTCGAGTACCGCTGCGGCTTCAACACCTGGTTCCGCGAGTGGGTCTGCTTCGAGCACACCGGCTACGCCCGGGCCAAGGCTGAGCAGTGGTGGCGAGCGCGCTCGCGCGAGCCCGTGCCGTTGTCGGTCGATGAGGCGGTCGAGCTGGCCGAGGCCGGGGCGCTCGCGCCGACGCTGGCGATCACCGTCGAGCGCAAGGCCGGCGAGAAGTACGACCGCGTCGTCGGGCACGCCATCGGCGAGAAGCCGCCGCGGCTCGACGACCCCGACAACCTGCCCGAGCACGCGGGCGCCACCTGCGGCATCCCAGACGACGAGATCCCCTTCTGAGCACAGCTCAAGGAGCACCGATGATCACGATCACGATCGAAGAGACGGACAAGCACGGGCGGGTTCTCTCGCGGCACTTGGCGACCGCCGCGGCCGACCGGAGCGATGCGAAGGAGCTCGCCCGCGCGATCGCCCTCGCCGTCGGCGGCCTGATGTACGACGGCGACGTCCCGGCCGAAGCACCCCTGCTTCTGGCGGCCGCAGCGACACACCGCTCAAGCTCATGCGTGCAGGCGCTGGGCCACGCGGTGTCGCTCGCGGCGGAACGGTACAGCTTCGACCTGGCGGTCAAGCCGCTCATCGATGTGGACCGTCTGCTCGATTACCGGGCCAGCAAGCGCGACCGCGAGGAGGCCCGCCGGACCCTGCGGATCCTCGGCGCCCAGGTCCGCCGCCGCGAGGACGACGATTGAGCATGACCAGCGCCGGGCCCAGCCTGCTCGACGCCGCACGCGCCTACACCGCGCGGGGCTATCGCGTCGTGCCCATCCCGCCGGCGCAGAAGGCGCCGCGCATCAAAGCCTGGCAGAACCTCCGGCTCGACGAGCCAGACCTCTCCGCGCACTTCAACTGCGACCCCTCGAGCGGTAACGTCGGCCTGCTCCTCGGCGAGCCCAGCGGCGGGCTGGTCAATGTGGACCTCGACTGCGACGAGGCGGTCGAGCTTGCGGACGACTACCTGCCGCCGACACCGGCGACCACGGGCCGCCCGAGCCGGCCCAGCTCGCACCGTTGGTACGTCAGCGACGGCGTCGCCACGACGAAGCACCGCGATCCGGTGACGCGCGAGATGATCGTCGAGCTGCGGTCCACCGGCGCCCAGACGGTCATCGGCCCGAGCGTGCATCCATCGGGCGAGCCGTACGACCTCCTCGAGGCCGAGCCGGCGCGCGTGGCCGGCCCGCTCCTGGCCGCGTGCGTCGCCGCCCTCGCCGAGGCGGTCGTCCGGGCGAGGCACGGTCAGGCGGCTCGCGCCGGCCCGCCCACGGCGGAACGTGGGCCGACGTGTGGCAAGCGGGCGCTCCCGGACGACGGGATCGAGCGCCGGGCGGCGGCGTACCTCGACGCCATGCCGCCCGCGGTCTCGGGCCAGGGCGGGCACAACGCGACCTACGCCGGAGCGACGGCGATGGTGCACGGGTTCGGGCTCGACGCCGAGGCCGCGCTGCGCCTGCTGCTCGAGCGGTACAACCCGCGCTGCGAGCCGCCATGGTCTGAGAAGGAGCTGCGGCACAAGGTCGAGGACGCGGCGAGCAAGCCGCACGACAAGCCGTTCGGGTGGCTACGCGACGCGACCACCGAGGCCGGCGACGTGGACCTGTCCGGCTTCTCGCCCAAGCGCCGCGCGGCCGACGACGATCAGGGCTCTGTCGGCCCGCCGTCCATGCGCCCGCCCGACCCGGGTCCGTTCCCGGATGCGCTGCTGCACGTGCCCGGGCTCATCGAGCAGGTCGTCGAGTACAACCTCGCGACCGCGACGCGCCCGCAGCCGGTCCTCGCGCTGGCGGCGGCGATCTGCCTCCAGGCCGTGCTCGCGGCCCGCAAGGTGCGCGACGAGCGCGGCAACCGGACCAACCTCTACTGCGTGGGCATCGCGCCGTCGGGCGCCGGCAAGGACCACGCCCGCAAGGTCAACAAGAACGCGCTGTTCCAGGCCGGCATGAACACGCACGAGGGCAACGAGGACTTGGCCTCCGACGCCGGGCTCGTCACCGCCGTCGAGCAGCAGCCGGCGATCCTGTTCCAGATCGACGAGTTCGGGCGATTCCTCCGCACCATCGGCGACCCCAAGAAGGCGCCGCACCTGTTCAACGTGCTCACGGCGCTCATGAAGCTGTACTCCAGCGCCGACACCGTCTTCCGCGGCAAGGCCTACGCCGACAAGAAGCGCAACAAGGTCATCGACCAGCCGTGCGTGTGCTGCTACGGCACCACCGTTCCCGAGCACTTCTTCGAGTCGCTCACCGCCGATAGCCTCAGCGACGGGTTCATCGCCCGCCTGCTCGTGTTCGAGGCCAACGTCACGCCGCCGCGCCAGCGCGCTGCGGCCACGCCCGTGCCCGAGCCGATCCTGGAAGCCGCTCGCTGGTGGGGCGACTTCAAGCCCGGCGGGAACCTGCGGGGAGAACATCCCGAGCCGATCGTCGTCACCGCCACGCCCGAGGCTGGCCAGGTGTTCGACGCGCTGGCCGCGACGGTGGATGCGGAGCTGGCCAAGGACGGGGAGGGGCGCTCGCTCTGGGCCCGCGCCGAGGAGAAGGCCTGCCGCCTGGCGCTGGTGTACGCCTGCTCGGCGTGGCGGGAGAAGCCGGTTATCGACGAGGACGCCGCCCGCTGGGCGTGCGGGCTGAGCGAGTACCTGACCCGACGGATGCTCTTCGTTTGCCACGAGTGGGTCGCGGAGGGGCTGTTCGATGCCCGGCAGAAGCGCGTGCTCCGGATCATCCGGCGCGCCGGGGGATCGATCGGGCGGAGCGAGCTGTGCCGGCGGACGCAGTCGTTCACGCAGCGCGAGCGCCAGGAGGTCATCGACAACCTGCTCGAGACCGGGCAGATCACGCAGGAGACCACGCCGACGGCGGGTCGCAGGAGGGTCACCTATGCGCTGGCCTGAGGCGCTTCTTTCACTTCTTTCATCCCTGGGCGTCTGTATATGGAAAAGGCGCGCGCGCGTGCGCGGTGGGGAGAAGAGTGGTAGTGAAGAAAGTGAAAGAAGTCTCTCTCTTACCAATTCTCCATCCCCGCCCCTCGGCTCACAGGACTTCCCCGCGCCTACCACCAGCCCAACAGCCGGAAGCCTAACGGGGGAGTCGCCTGGGGGGCATGGTTCCTTCCCGGCGGAATCTGCGCCGCTACGCCGCCGGGAACAGCCGCGAATCCGGACAGAGTTTGTTGCGCTTGTCCGGTCCGGTTCCGCCCTTGCCCCCGAGGGTCGCCCACGTGGCGAACGGGCCGCTTGGTGGCCCCGTCCTACGCC